ACCACCGAGATCTACACTCTTTCCCTACACGACGCTCTTCCGATCTTAGGGACTTTTCTACTAAAACTAAGAAGCCTGTCCTCATCATCGACTCGTATAATGATTCGTTAATGACGCCCTTTGATCTTTTCAACTTCTCAAAAGATTTTAGGATAGGATGTATTTGTGAGGGCATGGTTGACCGTTCGTTCAGTCGTAAACCATACAACTCTACTAAAGGTATTCTTTATGACGATGGCACTGCTCGGAGGAAGATTGACGCTAGTTCAATTAGCAACAAGGCATATCAGGATGGTCGTGGCAAGTTTAGCACTACTGTCCCTTCTGAAAAAACTTCTTTCGATACTTTAGGGGATAATCCGGTCCCGTCTAGCTTTAGTCGATTCGCTGTGTTTGATGATGTGGGTGACCACGTATGGTCTTCGATCTACACAGCAGCGAGAAGTTATCCAGAATACTCGGGGATCCCTATCGGTTATCTTCCCGCAGCGTCTTCAGTATCTTCCGCCTTCTTAGGCTGGGGCACGGTGGGTGATGCTAGCTCGTATCAAAACTCTAATCTTTTCTCTAGCTTGGAAGCCATTCGCTCTGAGCTTACCGCTAATACCTTAGTCAGTTTCTCAGATGATATTGAGAGAGATAAGTTTGGATACAAGATACTGACTAGATTAATAAAGCTCACTCAAGACTTGGATCTCCACAAGGGTCATAACTACTACAACACTACAAACTATACGCAATCTGATACCTCAGGTTTCATAGCTTCTTCCTATCAAGAGGCTGTATTCTCTTCGGCATCTGCGTTTATGCCAAGGTCGTTAACAAATGATAGCGACTATAATGCCAACCCATTTATAGGGACTCCTCGTTACTTCTCTTCCATAGCAGAAGATGAAGGAGCCTATCGAGACAACTCGAACTACTTCCAGAAGCCTATGTGCTACTGGCTACGACCTGATGGGAATGCCAACGGTTCTTGTTATTATTCGGTTACACCGAACGTAACGACAACCGATAACTCTCTTGTAGATATTGTAGGGTCGTATATTGATTGGGGTGAGTATGATACTAAGCTACAAGATTGGGCAGACAATCTGTATGACGCCTACGTAAACTTCAACAATAATCTTAGAGATTATCTAATCAATACGTTAGGCGAGTCTAGAGTGTCTAATTACTTAGACCAGCAGTCTTACCTTCCCTAGTGGATATTTCCACCCTTGAATTGCGGTTCAAACTTAAGGACTGCCTCAGGTAATTCATCTCTAGCGTCAACGTAGTCTAAGTGTTGGTTGTTGGCTAAGTAATTTTCTAACTTCTGCACAACGTCGTCCTTATCAACGCCTGCAATAATTATCATTTGTTTAGCCCACCAACCTTTAGGGAGATACGGGACGCCGTCTGCGCCACCTCCCACTGCTGCATATTGAACGTTACGGGTTTGTTTGCTACCACTAGTCCCCCAGCCATCTTCGGTGTATTTGTAATCAAAAGCATTTCCAAAGTCTGAGTTACCTGGAAGACCACTAGTCATAGCATTCCCAAATCTAATTCTCCAATTAGCCGGTGCCAACCAACTACCGTTTGTTAGATTTGTATTTCTGTCGTTCTGGAGGACTGTATAAAAACCAACAGCCGCAGTTGTTCGTCCGCCAGGATTGTCAGCCCCTCTCTCTAGGATTGCCATAACCTTGTTAGATCCCAACCACTCGGGGTCTTCGGGGTATATGTATCTTTCGTAGTCGATGGCGCTTGTGTTTGGGTATTCCCCCATACCGGATTCTTCTTTTATTCTAATAAAGTTAACACTTCTATTGCTTAAGTCGTTCTTATCCGCAAACGAAATCTCTAAAGTGTGAGTTCCTTGTCTGCCGGGAGGACTCGATATCTCAGGTAAACCAGAGAAGTCGTGAGCCGAAGCAGGTGTTTCTTCCAGGTTTATAGTAGTAGGAGTTCCTAAAACATCTATAGTTGCTGATGTAGCACTAGTTCCGTTAAACTCTACAGTCTTCTTAGTCTCAGGTGAGTAGAGGTAAGCGTTAGTTATTCTCTCGTCAACAAAGCCACCTATATTCTCGTTGAATGTTTGTTGGTTCCTAGCGACAGCCCAAGAAGATTCAGTATATTCTTTTAAGTAAGCAAGGATGGCACTACTGTCTGCCGCAGGTATAGGAAGTCCTGTGTCTCTGTAGTGACCAATTGAGTTGCTGTAGTTAGCTGCATCCCAATCGTGATTAGCATAGAATGCGTATATTTGCCTGCTAACACCATCTCCAAACTTATCTATTTCATACTTAACATATCTGGAGTATGCATTGTGCATAATGCCTTCACCAGGAAGCCATCCCATTTCTGTTTGATTCTGTAAAGTTTCATCATACCCGGCATAATCCCCATACCCTTGGTATTGGTTGTATGATAACCTGTCGTAAATATACGCAATACCTGGGGCGGAGCTTAATTGATCACCCCCTCGAAGCTCTGCTCCGAAGTCTGTTGGGTAACAGCAAGCATGGATTGTAGTGCTACTTGTTTGTCTGTCCACTTTTTGATAGTAAGGTGGAGCAAGTTTACGACCTCTTTGAACCCAATATTCAGGATAGTATAAGCTAGCGTCTTCCACACCTTTATGGTTGTAGTAAGTTCTAGCTCCAATATTTGGGATCGGATTCATGTAGGACTTAGGCAGCGGAGGTTCGAATACTAAACTAGAAACGGGGTATTCTTGAGAAAGATTTGAAAGAGATCCTCCTAAAGCAGAAGTAAATGAAGGAACGGGATTTCCGTTTAGGAGGTATGTCCACTCGTCTGTAATAGATCCTATTGTTTCTAGGATCTGAGTATCACCATAGTTTTGTCTTCCAAAGTCTGGCCCGTCGTGGACAATCATAATACTATCGGCGTCAACCAAGGCATTAGAAGGTGCGTAATTCCACCTATCAACAAATCCACCTACGACATTAGCTACATATACGTTGTTCCGACCTATTGTTTCTATGGTGTTTCCAAGCCTACCCGCGTCATTCTCCTCGACATCTGGATAGTCTATTTCTCTTTGTTGTAATGATCCAAATCTACCGTTTGTATTGTTGGGGTTAGGTACGTCTATCTCCTGCCCAACCCCGTATAAATAAGCACTAGCCTCATCAGCAGCAAGGGTTCCACTACCGTAATACTTAGCTAAGGCTGCTCCTGATATGGAGAATGGGCCTCTTGTCCAGTGGTATTGATCCTCAAAATAAGGACGCCGATTATCATTGAATGTTAGATTCTCACTATCCACTCGGGGCTTACCCTGTTGAGCGGTCAGGTCATTGAGGTTATAGAAGCTCAGACTATCTGCGTAAGGTTCATTGGCAGAGACCGAAATACCAGAGAGGTTGTAAACCTCGGACCTAGCATAGCTGTAGTTAGTTCTTCTTCTCTCGAAATTGTTGTGGTGCTTCCGTCCGATTCTAGCCATAGTATACGCCTATAATTGAGTTATCTCCTCTAAATATTTAGAGAACAGAGAAATACCCTCACGACTAATTTATGACCATCTCAAGTAATGTAACAAGTTACGGAACAGTCTCCCCTTCGGTTATTCAGAAAGCTACGGTTCTGAAGGACCCTAGACTGCAAGGTCTGAAGTATCCTATCGAAACAAGCCCTAAGAATGGGTATTTCAGCAAGGCTACTAATTTAGAGTTAATAAAGTCTAACTTAAGATCCTTGATTAGGACTGAGAGGGGTGAGAGATTCATGCGCCCTGATTACGGGTGTAATCTCCGAAAGTTTCTCATGGAACCATTGGATGAGGTTACTTTCTCTATGATAAAGGAGGAAGTCGTAACATCCATACGTAAATACCTTAGCACAGTTTCGGTGGGTAAGCTTCAGGTGTTTGAGACTAGGGGTGGTCAGTTAAAGGTTAACCTGTTCTGCTCAATTAGAGATGCGGTGGCGACAGCCTTCAATATTGGAGTTAGGGTATAATGGTAGTTTTCTCAGGGACAGTTGATTCAGACTTCTTAAAATTATTGCCTTCTGAGCTTGATAACAAGCAGCGGCTGATCGATTACAGTGCCTCGGACTTTGAGACACTTAGAGCTACTTTAATAAAGTATGTCCAGGCCACCTTCCCGTTAGACTACAATAACTTTGAAAGTTCCGACTTTGGTGTGCTGCTTATGGAGATGATGGCAGCGGTTGGTCACATCCAATCTAACAAGTCGGACTACCTTGCTAACGAAAATTACTTAGGCACGGCTAGGAGTAGAGACAGCGTCAAGAGATTGCTTGAGATTATTGGGGTCAGGATGAAGGGTCCGATCTCGGCTGCTGCTAACGCTTCGATTACATACTCTCCGGTCACAATACCAAGCCCTTCTTCGATGATAGTTCCTGCCGCCAGTCGTGTAATTACGATCACATCTCCTGAGGATGGTGGTACGTTGACCTACACGCTTTACAAGGTCAATTCTAACGGAACTGTGGACCTCACGGATTCTAGTGAGGATCTTCAATTTGATGCGAGTGCTTCCAACGGGACAGTCGTGGTTACAGATGCTGTGCTTCTTGAAGGCGCTTTGGTTGTTGAGAGAGGCACTTTCACTTCTCCTGAAACCATCAAGACAATTAATCTGTCGCAGTTCCCTTACGTTGAGAAGAGTGCTCAAGTATACGTGACGGGCGATTCCTCTACTGAAGGTATCTACTCGGAAGAAGAGAACATCTACTTCGCATCTGGTCAGGACGATAAGGTATTCCAAGTTACCACTGACGAGCAGTTCAAAGCCTCTATATTATTCGGAGATGATACGATTGGTAAGTCACCTGCCATAGGTGATGAGTATGTTGTTACTTACCGGGTTGGTGGTGGCACCCGTGGTAACCTCGCAGAGAGCGTAATCAATGCTCAGACCACGGTGAACTCTACAGATAACTTAACTACAGAGTCTGGTCTTAATGCTACTGTGGAAAACACAAGTGTTGCTACGGGTGGTCGAGATGCTGAATCGGTCGAGCAGGCCAAGAGATATGCTCCCCTATTTTTCAGAACACAAGATCGTTTGGTGACTCTTCAAGACTTCAAAGCTTTTGCCAACACGTTTGCCTCTAACTATGGGTCTACTGGAAAAGCCACTGCCACTGTCAGGCGAGCATATTCCTCTGCAAATATAATTGATTTGTTTGTCCTTGAAAGAGCTTCGGACAATCAACTTAGAAGAGCTACCCAAGAATACAAACGTCAGCTTTTAGAGGCCATTGAGCCTAAGAAGATGTTGACGGATG